ATTTTAAACTTTCAAAAAAAATAATTAAAAAAACCTAAGTAAGATTGAAGGAGCAGATCGTAATCTTACTAGGGGTGGGTTGGCGGGAACTTTTTGAAGTTACTAGTAAGCAGATATCTGCTCCTTATATTTTATAAATATATGTATATGACGTTCTCACTTGAAGATACTCTTCTTTATAAGAGGTACCAAGAAGAAAGAGAGCATATTTTAAAAAATAAATGGTATATGTCCGAACGTAAGGGTTACGATGTAGGTTACGAAAAAGCTCTTTTTGATTGGCTTCTTAATAAAAAATTATATTTAGAAATTAAACTGCACTCTTAACAGTACTAGCAATATTTTGCAGCTTGTTAACGTTAGCACCAACTGCACCTGCGACACCACCTAAGGCACCAGCACCACCTTGAAGTGCAGATAGGAATGAAGTAAACTTTTGTTTAATGTTTGTGATATCCTGATCAGGTGAAGGACCGTGATACTCAGACTTTGTAGGTACATTACCGTTTTGCATTTGAGAAGCAAACTCAGCTCTATGGAAAGCATGAGCCGGTGCATCGCCTTCATTATGAGTATGACTGTGAGGATTATTAACAACACCATCAGGATGAGCACCAGCACCGATTACCATAAACGGTGACTGTAGTGATGCTTTATCACCTGGATTACCTGAAGCGGTGCTAAGAATTTGTTGTACCTGGCTATTTGGTAACCCGCGCAGAGACATAACATTAGATGGTTGTGTTGTACTGACTTTTGTAATAGCAGCAGGAGAACCACCATTACCTGCAGGGCCTGTTCCTGCGACAGCAAAGCCTGTTGAATAGACAGGTATGTCACTTGTTAGTACTATTGACACTGATCCTGTTCCACCAGTAACACTATATGTACCTAAATTTGTACCAGATTTAATGATACCAATCTTATTTGATGTATCCGATGGTACCCAGCCAATATTTTGCCCAGGATCTGTATATCCCATATACAAAGCTGTAGAGATATCCGGTCTTAATTGACCATCCTGTAACTTGCCAGCTGTATCCATCGGTATAGCAACACCAGCGGTTGCATCAGCACGAACTCGACCGGTTACCTTTGTTTGATCTGTTACACGCTTTACTTGTGTTGTAGATGTAGAGAGAGCTGTTAAATTACCTTCAACGAAAATACCACCTTTAACGACAAGGTTACCAGTAATACCAACGCTACTATCCATTAATATTTGATCATTATTGCGTTGACGAATACTAACAATATCACCGACTAAACTCAATCTGTGACCACCATCAATATTAACCTCATTGGCACTACCGATGTTAACCTGTTCTGCAGCAATATTAGCCATAGCACCGGAAATATTAACAACACCGTATGATTTGAGATTAAGACCACCTGCACCTACAAGAACATTATATCTATTGCAAACATTTAATGTATATGTACCACCAGGTAAATCATCAACTTGAACCTGTTCAATAAGAGGAGTTGGTCTTGAAACTGTAACGGGCATGTATGGTGTGATACCAACAAACGCAGGAGAGAGCTTACCAATAGGATCCACGCGAATAGCTCCCCAATCATTCATTACCATACCAATAGTTTCAATCTTATGCTTTGTAATTTCAATAATTTCAGAACCACCAACACCCATCTGAGCTTCAATTTGAGCTAATTTTGGTAGTACATCCTGATATTTTTTTATAAGATCTTTTTTCTGTGGCTCTACCTGCCAAGCACCGTGAAAGGAACTAGGACTATAACCTGGTTTTAAATTATAATCTGGATTCTTTGAAAGATCTTTATTAAACGGCGAGGCAGGGTTACAGACTGGACATGGTACACCTCCAATAGTACCGCTAAGTTGAACTAATGATTTACCCTGTTGATCTTTTACTGTTTTATTATTTTCAATAATTTGATGTATGGGAAAAATACCTGTAACTAATTTTGATAGTTCATTACTAAATGCAATAGCTGGTTCAATACCTTTATCACTAATTGTATGACCATAAGAGCTGTCTGCAAATGAACTTGAATAACCTGGAGCTTTTGAAATAATACTATAGGCTTCTGGACCATATGTATTATTGAGAGCGAGTACTCTCTGCTCGTTCGCCGAACACAACGGACAGAGATAAGGTGTACCGTTTTTAGTTTGTCCCTTTCCGTTCAACTTAATATTTGCATTAATATTAACACCCTTTACAGTACTAACACCATTTGTTCTCTGTATATCAAACAATTGTTTAATATTTGGAATTCCGGAAGCTTCCATTGTAGCCTTCCATTGATTGAATAAACTAAACTGTAAATTACCAACTTTACGATAATGGTCGCCAACAATAGTATTATCTAGATCACGTTGTGTAAATTCATTTCTATATCCACGGACAGTAGAAAATGTATCACCAAGTACAAGCTTTTGATCATTACCAGTAGCAAGTTCAATATTTGTTTGATTATTAAATTCTTTAAAAGATCCAGAGTAATGAGTAATCTTTACAGCTTCTCGTGTATCTGTATTTGTAAAGGACAATGTACCGCCTTTTTGATTAATGACATATTTATTACGATAGGTACGAGCATTAATATCATACGGATCATCTTTCTTTATATTTTCGTATGTACCAGGATAATCAATACCTGGTTTACCTTGACTTGCACCTGTTATAGTTGTCCAGTCATTTGCACCGTATGAAAGACCGAATACAACAGGCTTTAATGGATCACCTTCATTGAAGAATACCCAAACGTGCGCGCCAACATTAATAAGAGGGAAAGCTCCCTTGGCACTATTACTATATGTTTCTGGCACATAATCATAACTATACTTGTTAACATTATTAACGTTTGTCAGTTGCGGGTTATTAAAAGCATCACTTAACTTATTATACGCAACGTCATAAACGTTACCAGTTTTTTCTCCAATGTTATCCATGTTTTGTGTGTGTGGATAGGAGGAAAGAGGACCTTGAGCCATTGTATAATCCAAATTATTCGTATCGCTAATGGATCCATAGCCTGTTGTAGCATTATAACGACCAGAGGAACCTCCACCAGCAAGCGGAGCTGACATTTCTGCCCAGGGTAAAACTGCCTTCAGATCATCTAAAATTGCTGTTAAATCACCAGTACCTGCAGGTTTAGTAGATGTACCTGTAACAGTATTCAGTGTAGTAGAGTTTAAACTTGCATCAAGAGATGAAATATCACCGATAAAATTAAAGTTCTTATCTTTATTAATCTCATTCCATCCTTTATAAACAGTTGGAGAGATATGAGGAACGAAAACTTTTACTCTGCCTCTATATTGTGGATCATTATTTTGTACAACAATACCGACATAATGACCATTATAGCGTGGATATTCCATAGTTGATATATGATTATTTACATGTATTATATTGTTATGCTAGTAAAGGTATCACACGAATCTCCTATTTCTATTCTTCAAACATCAACATTGTATAATGATTTTGATTATGCTTTAGTTCATTTGTTTGAATCTCATCTAAAATATTATCAATATTTTAAAACAGCGCGTGAAATTTATAATCGAGAAGTTCTTTTAGATAATTCTATTTTTGAGCTCGGTCATGCTTTCGATAGTGAAAAGTTCTTAAATGCAGCTATTGATCTTAAGCCAAATATGTTTATTGTACCTGATGTACTTGAGAATAATACACAGACAGTAACGAGCTTTTATCGCTGGATAAAAGATGGGCTGATACAACAGATTAAAGATGTTTGTCTTACAAAAGCTATTGGCGCAGTGCAAGGCAAGACCTGGCAGCAATTAATTGATTGTTATAAGTTTATGTCAGATAATGCTGATATGATTGCGATTAGTTTTGATTTTTCATATTATGATTATACAGGTGAAGGTAGTACGCAACTCGATCGGTGGTGTTCAGGTCGTCAACGATTTATTAGTCAACTTATTGATAAAGGTATTTGGAATTGGGATAAGCCACATCATCTTCTCGGTTGCTCTTTAGCAAAAGAATTTCGTTACTATGTTAATCATAATATCTTTAATATCGTAAGTTGTGATACTAGTAATCCTATTGTTGCAGCACTACACGGAATGAAGTATGATGCAGATTTTGGTCTACAATCAAAGCCATCAACAAAGCTTGCTGATCTTATTGATCACCAGGTAACAAAGGATGAGATGGAAATTATTGATTATAATACTAAAATGTTTAAAAGGATTTTATGCAGATAGGTAAACGTCCATGGATAGCTTTTTTTAGTCAAAGCGGACAAGCTATCTATAACATTAAAACATTTTTTAATCGTCAACCAGACGCCATTATTACTAATCGTCAAGACGATATAGGATTATTTGAACCGTTAAAGGATGATAAGGATGCTGGTGTACTTAACTGGATAACATTACCGAAAAATCCTACAGTAAGCGACTACAAAAGAGCTTTAAAGAAATTTAAAAACCCTATCATAACACTCAATGGGTATCTTCGTATTATGCCTGAAGAGATTTGTAAGAAGTATGAAATTTATAATCTTCATCCAGGTCTTATTACTCAATATCCAGAACTTAAAGGTAAGGATCCACAAAAGAGAGCTATTGAAGCAAAACACCGTCATATAGGTTGTGTCATTCATAGAGTCACACCTATAGTAGATGATGGTGAGATTCTTATGGCAAATGCTATTGATACTAGTATACTCGGTGGAGATGAAGAGCGTATGTATGCCAATCTTGCCTCCATGGCGTACGTAATGTGGTACGACTTTTTTAATAATTTTAAACAATATGAGTATAGACGAAATCGTTAAAGCAATAGAAACCCAATATCCAGAAACATGTGCTGAGTTTAAAAAAATTCAAGCCGATCATTATGCCACTTTTTGCAAAAAGCAATTTGATTACGGTCCAGGTAACATCTCACTTGGTTCTTCATTGAATACAGCAGAGGAGAGAAAAGCTTCAATCTCAGCTATTGTTGTTCGACTTAATGACAAGCTACAGCGATTGATTAATCTTGTTCTTAGAAAAAATAGCTTAGAGTCTGCTAACGAATCAGTATTTGATGCTTTCCTTGATACAGCTGTTTATAGTATTATTGCTGAGATTGTTAATCGTGGCAAATGGGCGAAGTAATATTATACTAGTAATATGATTATTAGTTTTAGTGGTGTTCAGTCTAGTGGTAAAAGTACTTTACTAAAAGCTTGTCAAGAGCTTTATGGAGATCGTTTTGAGTTTGTAGAGGAGGTAACTAGATTAGTAAAACGGGAGTTTAATGTTCCTATTAATGAAGAGGGTACAGGATTAACTCAGTGTTTAATTGTTAATAAACATATTGAGAATGTACTCAGATTTAGGGAGACAAAGGGAGTTATACTTGATCGCTGTATTCTTGATGGTTACTGTTATACAGGTTATTTGACGTTACAAGGCACAGTTCCTAAGTGGGTATTTGAATATACAAAGAATGTTTTTAAGCGTTTAATAACTCAGTATGATGTTATTTTTTATACTGATCCATCTGATATTGAATTAATTGATGACGGTGAGAGAAGTACGAGTATTGATTTTAGAAATAGAATGATTGAATCGTTTGAATTTGTTTTGAATCATCATAAAGATGATTTACTAAAAGATAAAATCGTTCGACTAAAAGGAACAGTTGAAGAACGAATGGAAGCTATTAAAATAAAACTACAGTAATATTATGTCTAACTCAACCTCAAATGCATTTGGCGGCGGTAATCGCCGACCACAACCACAACCACAACCACAAGCTAGCATGAACGACTTCGCATCGAAGTCTCTCGGTTCATCTGCATCATATGCTGTTTATACAGAGCAATTTGATGCTTCTCTTCTTAATCCAATGCCAAGAGTTCTTGCACGTCAAGATCACGGTATTGTAGGCAATGAATTTGTAGGAGGAGATGTATGGCATTGTCATGAAGCAACTTTTCTTCTTAATAATGGATACCCTATTGCTGGTACGTTGAAATATACATATCCTGCTAGTTCAGAATTTATGGTTGAGTCAAAGTCAGCTAAGTTATATCTTAACTCTTTTGATATGTGCAAGATGGGTGCAACACCTGCTGAAGCTATTGCAAATTACGAGCAGCAAATTGCTAATGATCTTGCTAGGGTATTACAGACTCGAGTAGAGGTAGTATTCTTTCCATCGGGTGGTGATAAGTATGGTAAGCTTCCTCTTGATGAAGAATATAGAGATCTTTATTGGGAGCTTATTGATATTGCAAAGGATATTGAAATTACTGATTATTCATCTAATACTAATCATCTCAAGTTTGTTAAGCTTCATCCAGAGGATAATGAAAAGGTATCATCCAAGTATTTTACAAATGCACTAAGATCACGCTGTCGTCATACAAAACAAAAGGACACAGGTGCTGCCTATATTCATATTATATCTAAGAACGGTATGGCAATTGATCCTGTATCTCTTTATAAGCAAATTGTCTCATTGAGAGAGGTTAATGAGTTCCATGAGTTCTGTGCTGAAAAACTCTTTAAGAGTATTATGGAGCATCCTGAAGTTGAGGATTGTTGTGTAACACTTCTTTACTCACGTCGTGGTTCACTTGATATTAATCCAGTACGTGCTAGTAAGCCAGAACTTCTTCCTACTAATCTTATAGATGCTAATATCTATAGTATTAAGGCTATGGGTCAGTAATTGTTGTTAGTTGTTGTAACAAAAAAAAGGCGTACCTTAAGGTACGCCTTTTTTATTATATTTTTTATTAATTAGCCAAGAGCAGCAACAAGACGAGCGTGTCCGGATGTTGTACGAACTGTGTTTGGTTTATTTGTTCCGGTTTCTGCTGGATTAGTTGATACGAAGAAAAAGTTATCAAGAGTTGTTGATTTTGTAGAATCAACAGCTATCGTAGCAGCATTTCCTGATAGGTAAATTGTTGTATTTTGAAGATTAACGTTATCAGGGTCAACACTCGGCGGGAAATTAATTGCTATTGTTGTACTTGAAATACCTGTATTAAAAGTTGATCCTAATATAACACCTGTATATTGAATTGGTGTAGATATTGCTGTGGCAGAACTTAACGAAAGATACACACTTGTTGGTGTTGTTGCACTAAGTGGATACACTGTACTTGTTGAAGGTGAGTAACTTGCTTGAAGAAATAATTTTGCATCTTCATCAGGTAAGTTATTTCCGAGTACTGAACCGCTAATGCTAACAGTAAAGGAAGCACTTAAACCGGATAAACCAGAAGAGAAAACGTAGCTACCTGGGATTAAAGTAAATACCGGACCTGTTGTTAATAAATTGGATTCGTATGACATATACTAATATTTATTCTCACCCGCTACTTTTTTTACACCTGTATAAAAGGGAAAACCCGGTCTTTCGACCGGGTTTTCTTTGTGACCTTTTCGATCTGAATACTTCTTAGAAGTAGACGGACTGAGTGGCAGGTGTGAAGGCCTTTGAGAGACCCTGAAGGATGATGACGTGGTAATAAAGATTCGCACCGAAGATGTTATCAACCACACCGTAACGGGTGAGGAGACCAACACGTGGTGAGAAATCGTTAGGACCGATAGTACGCTGAACCATAACTGGGATGTATGGGCAGTAGATAATACCTGTATCATAGAATTCAGGACCCTTGTAACCGAGAAGTGCGTAATCAAGACGTGCTGTACGTGTATACTGACTCTGTACTGAGTTACCAGGGAAGCCGTTACCGCCGGCAAGATTGCCGCCGAAATTAGCTTCGTACTGAGCTTCAGTGCGAGTATCACGATAGACGTTGAAACGACCTGCAAGACTACCAACCTTAGCAACACCAACAGGCTGTGTATTAACGTTACCTTGTACGGGTACCCACTGGAATTCAGGGAGCATCTCCAAGATAGCGCAAACGCGAGGTGTACCAACAACGAAGTTAGCTGCACCACGGCGGTTACGAACGGCAATACGGTTAGCCTCGATGATGAGGCGCTGATAGAAGTCACGGTTACGCTCAACAAGCCAACGACCATCAGCGGAAGCTGGTGACCAGACTGAGAACCCAGCACCGAAACCGGCGTTGAGAGCTGTCTGAACCATGCGGATGATCATTTCACGGTCGATTTCGGCCTGAAGCTCATACGACATAGCGTTTGTGAGCTCAGTATCGATATCGATACCATTCATGTTCTTAAGATCCTGCTCAAGCTCGACAGACCAGCGAGCTGCGAGACGGCGTGTACCGGCTTCAACTGCTGTCTTTTCGAACGAAACAACGATCTGAGGAATATTGCTTGTTAACTCAAACTGACTGAGGAGCTGGGCAACACCTTGATCTTGCGCCATCATTGGGAAATAGCTTGTACTATCACCAGAAAGTGCTGCCGAAGAAGCACCTGTGAAGCGTGAATCTAGATATTGATAACCAAGTTCCTTACTGTCAGAAGTCAAGGCTGCAGTACTTGTGTACTGGTTCGCGGCACCTGTGAGGGAACCATCAATACCAGTATTGTTACCCCAACCAAGAGCTTGACCATCGTACTTATAACGAAGTGCGAAGGCGAGACCTACTGGACCACTCATTGGCTGAACACCAACGATTTCGTTAGTGATCAACTCAGGGAATGTACGTCTAATCATCGGAATGAGGATCTTAGGAAGACGAGCATCGCCAGGAGCATATGCAGCGTCGTTCTGTGATGGGAACTGATTGCCGTATGAACCGGGTTGTGATGCGTACGCTGTCTGGCCGTTTACTGAGATACTTGCAGCTCCGTAATTAGAACCACCAAAGTTACTAAAGGAACTAGATGAACCACCAGCAAGGTCACCAGCAGCTGCTTCAAAGCACCAGCGCTCTTGGTTTTCAAGAAGGATGGCGGTATTGAGGCGTGTGTGATCGTCTTCGATTGCTGCAACGTTGTCTGAAGTATAGTTAAGAACTGGGTTCCACTTCTCAAGCAAC